GTTTAGGGCGAACTGGGTGTGTTGCCATATTCGGTGAATGCTTGTGCTAATTCTAATCTATATTAATTACCTCGGTGTATATTATGAATGAAAAGAAGCTCTTTGATGAGATATGTGTTAGTATGTTACTGGATCTCCAGCCATACCTAGGTACCCATCGTTTTGATGGCTCAGGGGAACCTTTCCCTGATTATAAGACCATCCTCTCTTCTGTTGAACAGTTACCACGGCGTACAGCGGCTGCTATAGCAATGGCGTCGCATTTTCCAAAGAAATATGCTGGTTTACGTAACGATTCACTCTTCACTGACGAGACTCGAGCCAAAGCGGCTTGGTCTAGTTTCATCTCAGATAATGAGAGGTGTAAGAAGCAGAATGAAAAGCTCCGTAAAGGAGAGTCATTAGGAGATCTCACTGACTTAGTTTTACAACGGTCAGTCCAGATATTCGATGATTTGTTTTTTAAAGCACTTGACGATGATGATGCTGAACTTCTCCTGACAAAGGGGGGTCGGCACTTAGTTCCCCGCTCTGGTTTCTCAACGGGTCCGGGTGTTTGTAATCACACAAAAAGTGATAAACATGGAAACAGAAATGTCCATGACAAATATTCCGACCTACTCGTTGTTTCAACCGAAACAGGCGCTAAGTACCTTCAGTACCTCCAAAAAGGCAAAAACCATTTTGGGGATCTACCCACTGAAATTTATGTGGAGCCACATGTCGTTGCACAAGTAGTAAAGAAATCAGACGAAACAGGCCGTCTAATTGTGCCCTGTAACAACGGTGACTTGCTTCTTCAATATCCTGCTGAAGCTTTCTTGCGGCGTATGTACCGGCATGCCGGACTTACGCTTGGGAACCTTCAACCGGTCCATCAGGCTCTTTCGAGAGTCGGTAGTCGTATGCGTAATTCTCAATTACGTCGGGTTTTAACTCTCGAACGTGGTTTAGGGGACTTGCACTCTGGCTTACTTAACGTGGAAGTTGACGGCGCAACACCGTGTACAGTTGACCTGAAAGGTGCAAGCAATTGTGTAGGTATAGAGCTCGTAAAAAGGCACTGTAGTTACCCCTTGTTTGAATATCTCTTTTCATGTCGTCCACACTTCGTCGAAATCGGAAGTATCGAGAACGATGATTTTGAGTGTGTTGAGGTACAGGCCATGGCACTAATGGGTAACGGATATTGTTTCCCGCTACAAACATTGATATTTTGGTGTATTGCCAAGGCTGTTCTACAGCTTTACGGTGCACCACGATCTTTTGTCAGTGTGTTTGGAGACGATATCATAATCCCCAAAGCTGCCTACAACCG